ATACCCTCTCTGTGCATGATTGAAGCTAATGTCATTAATATATAACCTGTAGCTAAACCACCTCTTGCTTGTGCCATTCTTTCAGCACCATTTCTTCCAAAAAAGTCATCTCTCCAACTTTTTCTAACAAAACCTAATCCAGTTCTATCAACTACATTAAGCATTAAGTTTACTGGTGTTCTAACAAAAGGAATGATTTGTTTTATAATTGGATAATCATTCGCCATATTTTGAAATCTTTTAAAGACACTATTTAATTCTTGTGTGTAAGTACCCTCATCAGCTTTTCTCATTGCATTTGGATTTGTACTTCTACCAAATTCGTCAAAACCTTTTTCAAATTCTTCTCTAACAAATTGGTCAAACTCAGTTATAGGTTTTCCATTTTCTAATTTACCAACAACTTTAGTTTTACTTAGTTTGTTTTTGATTGCTTTACCTAGAATTTCTTTTTCTAACTCCATTCTATAAACAATTTGTCTAAAGAACTCGTCTTCTGCTCCTAAAAATCTAGTAGGTATTCTTATAAATTTACCTAAAGCATTTACTGCAATACCTGAAGCACTATCCCAGTCTAAAACTTCTTCTTCTAAACCAGTCTTTTTATTTTTAACTAATTTAGTCTTTTGGATTGCCTTTTCAGGCATATCAATTTTGCTTCTTCCACTAATAATAGTGTCTTCTTTTCTTAATGACCTACCTGCATACTTTAATGCTTCTATTGCATATCGTCTCATTCCTGCATAAGAAGAAAATGCTTTTTGTCCCTCTAGTCTTAACTTTGCGACCTTTGCAGGATTTTCAAGTAATGAAGTAGCCATACGACTACCCATCATTTTTTCTAATGGTCTAATAAAAATATTAACTAAGTTAGATGTTGTATTAATAATGTGAGTTTTAGGATTAGATAAAAGTGCATTAATCCATACTTCGTTTGCTATATCCCAACTTTTATTTGCAAAAGCATAATTTAAAACATTGGTAACATCAGTATCTCCTGCTCTACCAATTTGTTTAACTAAAGTTTTTATATCTCCACCATATTCATCAAATTCTTTTATAACCGCATCTAAATCTTTAATTATTGGTTTGCCAGTTGATGTACCTGCAAGTCTAAGAGTTCTTCCAAAACTTCCTAGAAGTGAATTTTTAGTTTCCATTACTAACTTCCATTTAGGAAGAAGTGATTTAACTAATAGTTTTTCTGCTAATTTATCTCTTTTTGAAACTCTAGCTATTCTTTTCATTCCATTAGATAAAGTTTCAATGTAACTATTTAATGCTACAACTTGATATGGAGCTTTTTCAACCAAATTATCAAGTTTCTTTATATCTATCTCTAGTTTACCTGCATTATTTTCATAAAGTTTTCTTGCAGTTGCTTTAACGTAATCATCAGATAAAACTATTTTTTTCTTTTTAATTAGATTTTTATACGCTTTATTAAAAGCATCTATACTTAGCAATCCCTCTTTATCTAAATTAAGAAATTGTCTAATATTAAAATTTAAACTTAAATCTAACTTTTCTAACTTCTTATCAAATTCTAATTTATTTTTTGAAGTTTTTTGTGCATCTTTAAATTGATTAAAGATACTATCTTCTAATTCACTATCTAAACTTTTAGTTAATTCTTTTTCTTCTACCTGAGTTAAAGGTTTGTATCTAGTTTGAATAATACTGTCATCATCTAGGTCTTTAAGAAACTTTTCATCTTCTTCTAATTGTTTCTTATTAATTTTTTCTTTATTTCTACTTTTATTTAAATTCTTTATGTATCTAAAAGTTCTTAAAGTTGCTTCTATAGTTCCGCCAATTCCTGCACCCTCTAGTGCGTTTTTAAATCTCGCTTCATAGAAAGTATCATCTGGGTCAGAAGCTAAATAATCAAATAAAGGATTTTGTAGAAATGGTGCATGTTCATTAACCATATCTACTAATCTTCCAGTTTCCTCGTCAAAGGCGGTAAAATCTGCTATCGCACCTTGTGACATCATTTTAGTAACTTGACCTGTAGTTCCTGCTCTTAAAAAAGGCGAAACTCCTTTATATCCACCAGTAGCATACTTAACTCCTTTAAGAACTTTACCACCAGTAAACCAACCAGTTAAAAATTGTGAAACACCTTTAGTTAAACCACCTGCTATACTTTGTGGGTCTCCCTCAAAATCAGGTAATTCAATAGCGTCTTTTACTCCTGCTTTACCAAATAGAATGTCTTCTCTACCTTTGGCTTTCCATGTTTCATAATTTTCGTATCCCATAATGCCATTTTCAGCATCTTTTCCGAATACGAAGCCACCAATATTTGTCTTTTCTCCTAAAGTGTCCCCTATTCCCTCAATCAGTCCTATTGTTGATTGAGCGGCATCTCTAACTCCATCTACTGCACTTATACCTATATCTCCCATTAAACTTCTGTTCTTAGGTTGATACTCAGGTAACTGTAAGTATTTTAAAATATCTTCTTCTGACGTTCCTGCAGGAAAATTTATTATCTTTCCATTAGGAGCTTCTCTTTGAATTGTTGCCATTATCTTTTCTTCTGTTTAATTACTGCTTCATCATCTTTAACTTTTTCAACTTTAATTTTAGACATATCTGCATTTTCTACTTCTTGATTATCCATTCCAGTAATATGTGTGCCTTGAATTACTCCAATTATTTTTTCTTCTTCTTTTCTTAATTCTTCAGTAATAAATTTTTCAAAATCTTGTCGTCTTTTAGAATGAGTATAAAAGCTAGGTGATTCAATATTTACTGGGTTATCAGCTAACCATTCAATAGCTTTAATTCTAAATTTCTCATCTGCCATACCATCATAGCCAACTTTAATTGTACTTGTTTTTACTGCATCTGCGGCTTTTTTAGTTAATTCTTGTACTCTAATCATTGCAGTTTTAAATTCTGAAATAGCTAACATTCCATCATTACCTGTAACTTCATAATTTAAAATTTCTTGTTTCTTTTTATTAAAATATGTTTTCTCAACTTCAGGAATACTGTTTCTTAATAATTCCATTGCACCTGCAATATCATTTTTTGCAAGTAAAGCATTTATGTCACTATCAATATTTAGATTAGTTTCAGTTGAGAAACCTACATCATAACCTGCGTATGTTTGTTTAATTTGATTTCTTTTATAAGTAGAAGCATTTTTCCACTCAGGACTTTTCATTGCTTCAGTTAAAGTTTCATATTTATCTACAACTTCTCCTGCTTCTAATGCTTCTTTTGTTCTTAAATTTTCTTTTTTAGTGTTATCGTCTTTTAATTCTTGGTCTGCTCTATCTTCTAATTTTTCTTGAATTTTATTAAAATCATCTTTTAAACCTTTAACATTACCCAAATTATCTGTACCTAATTTAATATGTTTAGGAAGTTCAGTTAAAACTTTTTGTGCATACTCAAAATCCCCAGTATTTTCTGCATAATCAGTTAAAGTATTTAAAATATATTGTTGTGCAGTAGCTTTACTTAAACCATTTGCAACTAAATCTTTAACATAAGTAGATACTTCTTCTCCAACTTTTTCAAAAGTTTTTGTAATATCAAACATACCTTGTATGTTGTTTTGGAAATTAGTTTTATATTGTTCCCCAACTATTCTCATTTGATTTGATACATGAGTTTGGAACAACTGTGCTTTCATTAAAGAAGTCTTTTTGAAAAAACCTTTTTCTAACTCTACTGCATCAAAACTTCCTAACTGATTTTCTTTGATATATAGCTTTAATTCATTTTTATAAAACTTTTGAAATGCTTCTGGGTCAGGATTATCTACAACCTTTTTATTACCATATTCTGTATATATTCTAGCTTTAAAGGCATCTGCTTTAGCGTTTAATTCTAATTCTTTATATTTATCAAGAAAGTATGGGTTAGCTTCTTTAGGTATTGCACCACTATTTACCTTTGTATTAAAACCAATTTTATTTGCTTTTAAATCTTTATTTAATTCTTCAGTTTCCCATTTTTTTGTTGCTTCAGCTTCACCTTTTTTCTTCTTCTTTTTTTCACGTATTACATAAGCATCAACCAGTCCATCACTTACAAAAGCATCTAAACTTCTTGAAAATTGTTCTAATCCTGCAGGTAAAGGTTTAGTTTCAGGTTTATAAAATAAATTAAAATCTTCTGACCTTACTTCTGGTAATTCAGGTGTTAAATCTAATATAGGTCTAGCCATTATTTAATACCCTCATTTTCTTTTCTATTCTGAAAATTGTAATAATTATTTGCAAAACCTAATGCCGCAGAAGCGAATAAAAGATTTGAATTTGGTGGTGTTAAATAAGTTGATTGACTTTCTTGTCCAAACTGAATTGCTTCCAATGTTCTATTATATTGAGAAACATTAATGTCCATATTTCTATCTAAAGACGCTTTGTATCTACCCTCTATTCTGTAGTAGTCCCCAAGTAATCTATTAGTAGAACCTGATAAAGCTAATCCTCTACCACCTGCATAAGAAATAAATTCTGCTCTTTTCTTTCTACCTTTTAAAGCGGCTTCATAACCTTTTTCTTGAAATCTTTTTGCAGTCTGTCTAATTTTTAATTGTTCTGCCGCATATCTTTGAATTGCATTTTTCTTTGCAATGTCATTTTGTCTTTTCTGTCTATCGTAAGTATTTTGTGCCTGTTGCTTCTGCATTTTGTATTGCAAACCTGCAGATAAAGCCATTACTGCTACTTCTGGACTACACATAATTAATTCTTATAAACTCATAAAAAGGTTTATCTAAAACTCCATATTGTTTTTTATTAATAAATTGAAACCCACACCATTTTAACCATTTGATGTGGAGTTGATTTCTACAATCAACAAAGTTCCATAAAATTTTGTATTTCTTGTTTAAGACTTTAACAACTTCTCTACATTCTTTTAGAAAAGCAATTTGTATTTTTACTAATCCATCAGTTGCTAAAAGCCATATTGTACCTGTACCATCTTTACAATCATTTACACCAAAGATACCTACTGGTTCATTCTTTGGATTAACTATTGTAAAAACTATGGCACAATTCAAATAACCAGTTAATAAAGCATGATAAGGTGTTGAACCTATTCCTGCTAATATTTCTTCTTTATCTGATTGTCTTAATCTTGGTGCTAAATATTTTATATCTTCAAGAGTAGTTAATCTAAAATGACTATGTTGTTCGTTCTGATGCTGTAACATAATAACCTTGCCATGCGGCATTAATAAAGTTTGATGGTAAGTGGCTATTATTTTTTAATGTTATAGTTAATTTGTCATTTTCAGATTGTACTGCAAAAGTATAATCTCCATCTTCAAGATTAACTGTTCCTAATGCTCCACTTCCAGTTACAGTCCCAGTAAACGAAGAAGTAGATGTACTTCTTCCTACAGGAACAACTTCAGTCGTAAAATATCCAGTATCGTTATAAGAGACATTCCAATTTCTAATTTGTAATCTTCCCTCTCTTACTGAAATCCTAGCACCTGCATTGTCAGCTACTTGTATAAATTGTTGTGAAAACACGAATGAAAATTCATATTGTTCTCCAAACCATAAGTCAGAACTTGTATGGTCTCCTGATACGACAATAGATGTACCAGATTGTGAAACTGTAGCTATTTCTTGTCCTGCAGTATTACTTCCACCTACTTTACCAACCACTTTCATGGTGTTTGTTTTTGCGTAAGGAATGGTAAAAGTTGTTTGGTTCGTTCCTGCATTATAAGAAGAAGAAACGCCTGTAGAACCATCATGTATTTTTCTATCTAAATACGTTAAATATGTTGCTGCTGTGTCTACAACTGCAGGAGATACATCAATACTTTCTAAGAAAACTTCATTATTTCTCTCATTAATTATGTAGAGAGTATTTTCTATAAAATCTATATTTAGAATTTTGTCTGTTGAACTTGTTCCAAAAGTCCATTTGTGCCACGCACTTTGTAATCTTCTTCTATCTGAAACGTAGTGTTGATAAACATATAAAGCATTTTGGTCTGCAGTTTCAGAAGATAAAGCTATTAAAATATTTTCATTAGTTGCTGTTGTTAATTTAAAAACATTTTTAGGAATATATTTTGGTACGTTTGCAGTTATGTCATCAGCTTTCTTTGTATCTGTATCTGATGCTACAAAAAATTCTCTAATTCCAGTATAATTTCCTTTATTAAAACCAAAGAAAACATTTGCTCCAATTCCAACTGGTTTTACTGTAGTTGAAGTTTCAAATTCTGTTGATGTATTAATTGATACATTAGCGGCAGTTAAAGTCGTTCCACCAGTAAGCATAAATTGTGTTTGGTCAGAAAATAAAAGTAAATCTTCATCAAAAGGAATTGCATGTCTTAATATTGAAACCTTTTTAGAAGTTGAAGCTACATCAACTGGGTCAGTATCTAAAGTATCTGTAACTGTTTCAGGAAAGAAATGAAAAAATTCTCCACTTCTTGACATGATAACATTTTCATCAGCAATAAAACCAAGACGATTTCTATGAAAAAATATGTCATTAATTTTTTTACCAATGAAACTTGGGTCAGGCGAACTATCTGTATCTCCTGCTACTCTTAATCCCCAACTTGGTACATCATAATCTGTTGCTGAAATTGTATATGTGCTTCCATCAACTTGGGTAAACCTAAAATTTCCATCAGCAGTTCTAATAAGAACATGCGGCATCAGGTCTTCATCAATCGTAGTTACTGTTGCAGGTGCTACAGTTTCTTGCCAAACGTCATCTGAAGAACTGTATTTTACATAATAATTATCGAATGTATTTGTTGCATCTCCTGTAATTTCAACAATCATATTGTTTATTGCAGGACTTGGTAAATCTGAAAAGTTTTGAACTGTGTCTGCTACAACTTGTGAAGCATCATCTCCATAACCATCACTGGCACTAACTGCTAATGTACCTGTTGCTTTTATAATTGAAAAAGAACTTTCTCCAATATCTGCTATTGTGAGACCGCTAACTGTACCAATC